AGCTTGGGTTCGACTCCCACACCTCGACTTTCTTTCGGCCCAGCAGGTTCAAGCCTGTAAGAGTTATCTTCTCAGACGTTATAGTAGAACCAGTAGATTTTGTGACGGCGGCGTTGCTTAAGGGATTGCCTTAACTCGAAAGAGTGAAACGCTAGAAGGTGCCATGGAGACATGGAGTCGATGAGGTGGCAGGGCTAAAGGTTGGCCACTGACCTACATGCAGCCTCATAGAGCATTACAGGCCAAATGCAAGTTGGTTAAATTCCAACCCGTCACAAAGATTTAAGAGTTCAAAAGAGTAGCAAGAGGGGCTAAGAGTATGCCCAGAGGATTGAACTGTCTGAAAATAGATTTGACATGCTTGCGCTAATATGCTATACTGACTTATCTCGACGGAAGAGATAGGAGGAAATTATGATCTGGTATGAAATCGTAGAAGGAAAGCATGGAAATGATTATGACAACGCGGGAGACTATACCAGCCTTAGCAAGGCTCTTTCCTATGCCAAGAAATCAAAATATCCATATGTTCGAGTAGATAAGTTTGACGGTGAAGAAATGTATGACGGGGATTATTTGGATACTGTATTTGAGAAGAAAACTTGAAGTGCCCCAAGTGCGGCCACAACATCAATGAGGCGGCCCAGCTTGCCCGTAGACGCACGAAATCATTAACAAGGGAACAAAGAGTCGCCATTGGCAAGAAAGCAGCAAATGCAAGATGGTCTAAAAAGGTCAGTGAAACCAACAGCAAAGGAGAGATATGAGATACCATGTTTGTAAATTTCCATCTTTATATGGGACTCCAATGATAATGGGAAGTGTTGGGGTAAAAAATTCAATAAATGCAAGCCATGCGCTTCTCTAGCTAATAAGAAATATTTGGAGGGACGCAAGATGATAGAAGCGAGCAAGAAATGAAAAAGCCAACCGCACAAGAAGTAACTGATTACGCCTTAAGCATGGGATTTAAACTGGACGGTCAGCAGTTTTGTGATTATTACGAATCCAAGGGCTGGTTGGTGGGTAGATCCCCCATGAAAGTCTGGAAAGCGGCTGTTAGGATATGGAAAGCCAACAGTGCCCGTTTCGGCTCTCCTACACAATCCTACGAAGCCCCAAACCTATCCAAGATTGAGGAGCAAAGGCGTAAAACCGAAGAAATCATGGAAAGGGAATATGAAAAGCGACAAGCCGAGAGAAGGGCTTTAGAAAGGCGTCAATTACGCACCGAGAAAATGCAGCAAATATGGGATCATAATTAAGTCTTGACATGGAAAACTTAAAGAGCCATAATTACTACATGGCAGAAAACTTAATCATCAAACCATGCGCTTACTGTGGAAAACTTTTTGAAGGCGGACCACGAAAAAAGTATTGCCAGAAAAATCATCAACAATACGCCGGGACAAAGAAGTGGACCATTAAAAATAGTGTTACCGTTACACCACCGAAAGCAGAAGCAACAAACTGACTTTTTTTATGTTCGTGAGCAATAATTACGGGAGGTTAAAAATGAAGGATAAAAATAAAGCTGTACTTGTTACAACGGAATATCGAGGGGTGTTTTTTGGATATATAAAAGACGATAAAAAATTGCCGAATGAAATCACATTAACCAATGTTCGAAATTGTATTTATTGGTCTTCGGATATTGGAGGTTTTCTTGGTTTGGGGAAACAAGGTCCCTCCTCTTCTTGCAAAATTGGTGTAGAAGTTCCTGAATTAACTTTATGGAAAGTGACAAGTATCAGTCCTATTTCCGAAGAGGCAGAAAAGAAATGGAAACTTTAAAGATCACTAAGGAAATAGCAATTCGAGCCATTTTGCATGGAGCCTGCAAAATTCCCAAAGTAGGATCTTTAATTAGTGAATTTTCACAATCAGATCTTGTTTGGGCAGAAAAAATGTTTTTGATTGATGATTTCACGCAACCATTATGGACATTATCTGGCTCTGGCTCTGGCGATGGCTATGGCTCTGGCTATGGCTATGGCTATGGCTATGGCTATGGCGATGGCTCTGGCGATGGCGATGGCTCTGGCTCTGGCGATGGCGATGGCGATGGCGATGGCTATGGCGATGGCTCTGGCTCTGGCTATGGCTATGGCTATGGCGATGGCTCTGGCGATGGCTATGGCTCTGGCGATGGCTATGGCTATGGCTATGGCTATGGCGATGGCGATGGCTCTGACGATATTGGGAAGAAAGTATTGTCTTTGTAAAAAAGGGGATATGAAAATGGATAAAGAACTCGAACAAGAAGTTTTTGAAACAGAAAAGTTATCAAATCAAGTTGACCAGAAGAAATATGACATTAAAAAAAGACTTGGCCTTGAAAGTTGGGATAAAGTCTTAACAGAAACCATGAAGTCTAAATTGTCCTCAGCGGGGATTTTATGAGCCATCACACGCCGACGCCGGAAAATCAAAATGAAAGAAATGGGGGTCATTGTATGAGTCACACGCCGACGCAGTGGACTTACTCAAGAGAGAACAACAAAATATTCATTCACAAAAAGGGCGGAAGTATCAGTAATCAACAGGCCATTTGTTGGATGTCTCATGTTGATATCTCAGAACAAGCGGAGCCCAACGCCGCCTTCATCATCCGCGCCGTTAATTCGCATGAGGAATCTATTAAGGCAATGAAATTAGCATTCGATTTGATCGTCTTCGGACATACTCACAAAAGGACAGAGACGATTGAGGCATTAGATCAAGCTTTGACTAAAGCAAAGGATAAATCATGACCGTAGAAACACTTCAAACAGAAGAAACCCAGTATCAAACGTTTGTGGATAGTAATTTGGAAGCGATCAAAGCCATTGAACGGCAATCTAGATGTCGAGGACAAAAAACAAGCCCCATTGCTTTGGTTGATGGTTGCCATCTTATGTGGAAAATAGTTGTGGAGGTAAAAAAATGAGCTACCCCGGACCGATGTTTTACGACTCAGGACATCTACCAACAGATGAACATAATGAGCATATTATTCACAAGGCGGAAGGTGATATGTTTACATGGTGTTCACTTTGTCGCGAGGAAGAAATCTGTCTCAAATGCAACGGCAACGGGATTATCAATGGCATAGATTGTATAGACTGTGAATCCAGCGGGAGACGACTTCCATGAAGCTTTGGCCTATTAAACCACAGCCTGCATCAATCCCCGGCATAATGGGAATTGGTTTGATTTTATTCCTAACAAGCTGTGCATCAAATTACGAACGAGGATTTCAAGCCGGTTATAAAAAAGGAATCGAACGCTCTGTTCAATTCATGAATCACTACGATTGCAAAGATGCCAAATGGTTAGCGGATAGTGAAATAGCTTTATGGGAAATGAAACAGTGATCGACTATAGACAAGTCTGGCTGGACTCAGAAGAATTGATCCGGGACTTGGAACAGAAACTTAAAGTAATAACAGAATCGTTATTGGCCAGTGAAAAAGCACTGGCGGTTATGACGAAAGAGAAAGAAGATTATAGGAAGCGATTGAATCGAGAAAGCTTATGAAGAAGCGGCCATGATTACGAAAGAACTTATTGATCCTTGGTTAAACAACATGGGCGTTCCAGAACAAGTTAAATTTTATTTAAAGCAGCTTCTCAAAGAACGTGACGCCTATCGGGAAGTGGCTATTTTAAAAAGCGGTCAATATTTAAACCATGGGAATTATGAAGCCACAGCTAAAATAATTGATGCGGATGTTAAGCACCTCATCTCTGAGAAGGCAGCGGGGAAAATATGAATTTAATCAGAGGATTGATAAATTGGATTAAGCCGAATCCCGATTATCCCTGGAGACAATATTTCCAATTAGTTGAAATTGTATTTGGGACAGTAGCAATAGTTTATTGCTGGATTTATATACTTTCATGACCGCCGCAGAGAAGCTGATGCCGTGTCCGTTGTGTAATTTAGATTTTACTCAAGCGCCATCTTATACACTTCCAACAACGGAGAAAGACTTTCTTCACAACTGTATGGGTGGCTATTGGGACACTACTTGCGTAAATTCGTTTTTATTTAAAGTAGAGGGACCAAAAGAAAACAATTTTAAATTTTGCCCTTATTGTGGGGGAAAGTTGAAAATATCAAAGGATTTAAAATGACCCCTAAACCTACGGCGCGGAAAATTAAGAAGAAGTTCGGATGCGATATTTGTTTTCTAGCCGACATTAAGTGTCGTCATCGAAAAATAAAGAAATACAAGATGAAGGGACTTAAGGATTTCTTATGACGGCGCGGGAACGGTTTGAATCCATGTTAAATGGTGGATTTAGACACGAAGATGATCGTGTTGATTTCTTGATCCGGTTGATCGAGGTGGCAGAGAAATCTTTCATTGAAGTTTATGATGAATGGCATATGATTGGCCCTGATCATTCAAAAACATACTTCTGGTTATATGTGAAAAAGTACATCGACCAACGCCTGGCGCAAGCGAAGAAGAAATGACCGATGTGCAGATTGGTGTATGGGTTTTTTATCCTATAGCAAGCCTATATGCGTATGCGTGGGATTCAGATATAGGTATTATTGTTTTTTTGCTTTACCCGATTTTATTTTTGATGTGCGGATATTAAAAATGCAAATAATGTCCGAGCTCGCGATAATTTCAATTTTATGGTTTCTCTATTGTTTTCTGGGAGCGATTAAATGGATTTTAATGGTAGAACTTATTAAATGACCTCCTATCTCGAAAGTTTAAGAAGTCCCCAACGATTATTTGCTCCCATCAAATGCCATAAGGGCAAAAAAGGCTGTATAGAGAAAACTAGAATGACTCATGGAATGTGCCCGGGCTGTCAATCAAATAAACGGGCCCGAAAACAAACTCGAAAACAAAGAAAGAATGGCTCTTTTGAACTCCCTACCTGGAAAGACAATGACCAGATTAAAGGCGAACCAAAGATGAATAATATCGGCTGGCTTCACAAAAAGCGAAAATGACCCTTAAAATACTTAAGAAGAAATGCAGCATATTAGAGAAAATGCTTGTAAATCAAATGAAATGGTCCTATACCCACAAATGCGATAAAGAAGGAGCAAAAATAGCCCGTGAAATCATCCGAAAAGAGGTTAAAAGAGAATTGTCCAATAAAACTTAAAGAATCGATTCTGGCTCAATCTTGAGCGTTTTAGACTAATTCTAGGAAGGGTTGTCCTTAAGCCACATCTGCTCTAAAAGGTCATCTGTCATCCAAACACCCTCTTTAAAGAGCTTATTCCATTCTTCCAACGCTTTTCGATCATTACGGGCAATAGCTAAAGCATCTTTAATGGTTCTAAGATAAACACTGAATATTTGTTCATTGGTTTCATTACAGTTCCCAAACTTGATTTCAATGGTAGGTACTTGGTTTAAATTGTTCATATATTCCCTTCACTCTTTATTTAACTCAACCCTTATCATCAGGCCTACATAACTTAAACCCACAATTAAATATTATCAAGGGATAAAAATAGTTTGACTTAAATCACCTATAGAATTAAACTTAAACAAGTACCACTCACATATCCATGGCCTAGCGACATTAACAATGTGGGTTCTCATCAACACACATATCATCGGTGTACCATGAGAGTAGAGAACTAAATATTAAGTGGTTAAGACCAAGACCAACATCTAGAGTTCACTTGGCCCCACATCATAGAGCCTGCGCCATCAGGATCAATAGATTAACTACGGGATACTTCTGTTCAAACAAAGTACTTGACATCTCAATACTTATTCCCTCATAATCGTCATCATGGATTCTATTCAGCCTCAATCCAAACCTACCTACAACAAGAAAGTCCATGGTAAACGTTATACTCACACCCAAAAGCTAGCTGTTAAAGCTCTTCTCGAATCTGGGAAGACTCCCACAGAGATTCAACGAGAAGAGAAGATTGATAGATCTACGGTCTATAATGTAATGAGGGATCAGAGGATAAATTTGCTCGCAAAACAACAAGTTGACGCGATTAAAAATGCTCTCGTTGGTTTAACCTATGCTAATGCTTATCGTGCTCAAGGAGCTATTACTGAAGAGAAGCTTGAAAACTCTTCATTCTTACAGCTTATGACAGGATCAGCGATAGGCATTGAGAAAGGTAGATTGATGGAAAATCTAAGCACAGATAATGTTAGTTTTCGTGGAATATCTCAGAACATAGAAGAAGATCGAGCAAAGCTTATGTCTAAGCTTAACGATATCCTTGGTGATAAGACATAATGCTTATTATCAGAAGTAACGATACTCCTTCCTTCAATCATCCTCTCCATCTATATATAGGTAATGACTTCACTCTACAGTCGAACATGAGCGTAATCAGATAGATCATGAGCAAGTTAAGCAACAAGCAGAAACTCTCAGATAGGGAGGTGGAGAGGGCCGGGATCAGTACCCCCATCATCTATAGTTACACTCCCCACTCTCATTACGATTCAATCAAAAACGATCTAAGTATCGACGATAAGCCAAAATTTGCTGAAAAAAACAAAAAGGTTAAAGTATGGATGGGACCGAACTGGACATTTGACAGTGTGAGGAGTAGAGAGGCGTTATATTTTAACAATGGAGAATCTTTCTGTAGGGTGAGAGGACTGATTAATAAGATGAGGAAGAAGGTTAAGGTGAAATTTGGACGAAAAAAGAAAAAGGGTGACTATTATTGTCCGATCTAAGACGATAGAGAAGTATTTGGAGATAGTTAAGCGGTTGAAGGGTTGCAGTGTGAAGGAAGTGGCGAGAGGATTTGGGATAAGTACAGATTTGGTTTACAAGGCTAGGGGGTTTTCGATGGACCAGGAAGCTCGATACTGGCGGGATAAATGGATGGAGAGTCAGAGGATGTTGAGGTTGTGGAAGGAGGTTATGAGATGCCCTACAAAAGTGAAGCCCAAAGACGCTACTTTCATTATGCCCAATCGAAAGGGAAGATCAAGGCGAGTGTTGTCAAAGAGTTTGACCAAGCGAGTAAGGGGAAAAGTTTAGTGGAGAGGGTGAAAGAATTTAACCGAAACGTGAGGAAACCATGAGTGAATATAAGGATGTGAAAGTATCGAGTTCCACGGATAAGCCTGAATCTGTGAAACCAAAAGTGCCTGAGACTGTTGGAGGAGGAGGCGATTTGGTGAATCAGGTAAAGAAGTTTCACGATGATGTGTTTCGGAAGATGCCATTTAAGAAATAGGAGTATTTATGAAAGAGAAGCCCAAAGAGAAAGACGATCTATTTTTTGGTGAGCTAGAGAAAGGCAGGAAGAAATAATGTCTGCTTTATCTGATGCGATCATAGCCTTAAGCCCAACCGCTTATTATAAATTGGATGAGATAGCAGGAAGTACTACTGCCGTTGATTCAAGCGGAAGTGGACTCGACGGAACGAAAACAGGATCTTGCACTTTCGGAAATGCAATTGGAATCCCCGGAGCAGCCGGAGATACGGCTATCAAGAACGCTTCCAGTGGAGGAGCGGACGGGATAAATCTTCCTAATAATGCGGCATGGACTTTTCCGGGAGATTTAACTTTTGCTTTCTGGGGAAAAACGACTTTTAGCGCCGCTGGTCCAATTGTTCCGATTGGTCTAAACGCACAGAATACCACTATCTCCAATGGGCATTATGGCTCAGCTGTAATGGGGACAGTCAACATAGCTGATGGGGCATTGCATTTCTTTGTATGCCGGAGAATTGGATCGACTTTTTCGGTTTTTATAGATGGTGTTTTGGATGCTTCTGGAACCGATGCAACCGTTTTCGGAGATGGAACGCTCGCCGCTCTCATGTATTTACCTGCAGCTGGTGCCTATGGCTCCCAAATGACGATGGGGCACGCTGCCTTTTGGAAAGGAACCGGATTATCCAATTCTGATATAACGACAATTTCAAACGCAGGGTTTGGAGTTACGTCAATGGTCGTTGCTGCTAATTTGAGCGACGCTTCGAATACAGATGCGACAACGGTTCAAGTATCAAGCGCCACTCCAGTCGGTGGAAGTGGCATATATACATATGCTTGGCATAAAAGTACGACGGCTGGATTCACTCCTGGCCCTGGAACTTTGGTTGCCGGACAAACATCCCAAACGGCGACATTTAGTGGATTAACCGCACATACGAACTATTGGATTAAATGCGTTGTATCCGATGGGACAACGACAGCGACATCTTTTCAGCGTTTGATTAATGCCGAAGGGTTAGCTCCTGTTATTTTCGGTGCTATTGGAGATAGTACGGGGGTCACTCCATTTACCGGCACTGATGATATCAGTGTATCGGATAGTTACTATCCTGCCGATATCAGTAGAATATTTATACAAACGGCGTTTGGACCTCGAAATGTAATAAGTATTAATCAATGTGTTAGTTCAACATTTTCAAGTGATTGGGTTACTGGGTCAACGGATATGAACGCGGCGCTTTCAGCCTTCGCTTCCGGGGGCATGAGTTCCGGTGACTTTGTATTCGTTCGACTTGGGGTTAATGACGCGCAAGGCGTTATTGATTCAGGAACGTTTCATACGAACATGATAAGTGTTATCGGTGCTTTAACGGGTGCTGGATATAAAGTTCTATTAAGTTATCCAACATATAGGGAACCTGGGGCTTATGTTCAAGATAGTGGAGCCACGACATTTAATGATACTTATGGTGCGGCTTGGATAAGTTATTTCCCGATTTTGGATGGTTTTGTAAATGGAACCACGGTTTTTAAAGGAGATGTCTATTCGGCTATCAATTCGGCTTCTTTGCCGACAGAATATTTAATGGTTTCAAATACCTATCCCGGTGGGATTCATCCCAATGTTCCAGGTATTATTGAACAAGGGACCAATGACGCAATAGCCTATATGGTAGCTGTGGGTCTTTTTTTTTTAGTTTCTAATGCTCAAAAATATTTTTCCATTAATCCAACGTCTGTTAGTCCAAATAAGGTTACGATCGTTAATTTTACGGGAATTAATACACAATGGACTCTAACTCCTCCCTCATTTACGATTACGGGAGTTCCGAATGTATCAATAGGGGCGGTAACAGTTATTAATGACACCAATGCTTTTGCCAGTGTAACGTCTGGATTTAATCAGGGATTGGCTATGATATTGGATAGTGTTAGCGGGTATTCATTTCCTTTAAACATAAGATCCGAAGGAATGGGCATTATCTATCAGAAAAAGAAATTACTCAGACCTAAAGTCAATATGGTTCAGTTTAGAAATTTAAAGTAGCGAAGTAGCAAAATAAGGAGTCAATAATATGAGCGATTCAAAAATTAGTGTTCAAACCGAAAAACCGGCTGTTGTTAGCTACGAGTCTTTCGATGTGTTCAGTGGCAAGGACGGACTTTCCCGTGATGCTTATAAAGCAGCCACGTTCCATGGTACTTCTGATACCGCCGGAGACGCCCGTTTCACCAAAGCGGCTGAATTGATGGGCGGAAGCGGTTCGGAACTCGAATCCGAAGCTTCGGCTGGCCAAACCCCGACGGAGAAGAAAGAAGAATCGAATATCGGAGGCTAAAATGGAAATTAAGTTAAACGAAGATCCGGGGTTTGAGACTCCGGGTTCGGATACACTTGATATCAATCGGCATCTGTTTAAGAAAGGACGTTTGGAATTCATGGGCGGACCTGTTTATTATGAACAGGGCCAGAATGTGAAGGGACTCATGAACAATGAACGTCGATGCACTTATGCCTATCCGATGGGATATAAAGCTGATCCCATGGCTCAGGATATGCACGTGGATACCACCGAGCAATAATGGAGTATTCGACTCAGGTCAGATTAATAATCAGCCTTATCCGAAGTTTGGGTATATCTGAGGAAATTAAAGCGATTCTAAACAAGTCTTAAATAGCATCCTCAACAAGGTCGATGACCTTCAACGGGAAAGAAGTAAAGGACACCGTTGATCCAGTTATCGAAAGAAACAAACAAGATTCTTAGAAAAGATTCAAGACTTCTGACGCCCGAGCAGAAGGCCAAGGTTATGGCCGAGATGCAAGAAGCGTTAAAAGCCTTGGACGAGTTGGAAGCCCGTAACAAGGCTGAGAACCCGTTCTATTTCTATACTCCGGTCAGTGGAGAGATACAAGGTGAAAGACGTTCGTTTCTCAAAGAATTCCTCAAAGATGAAGACATCCCACAGAAGCTTCACGGAGCCGTGGACGTTCATCTCTCAAATGCTTCAATACGAGGTGCTTCCGGTGGAAATCAGAGCAGCAAAACCACGACAGGCTGTATCGAAGCAATCATCAAAGCTACAGGGAGCCTCCCTTTTATCTTTGATCGGACGCATAAAGACTTCAAATACGAATACCCCGCCCACCGACTTGAGCGAAAGGGTCCACAACACGTCCGAGTCATAGGCGAAGACTATCAGAATGGTGTCCTTCGTAATTTAATCCCAACCTATCGAAAATGGGCTCCCAAAGAGCATTTGATCAACGGAAAATGGGAAGATTCCTATTCCAGTGGTGAGCAAACCCTTAAATTAATCAATCCTCAGACCAAACAACTGCTTGGAACCATCGAATTCATGTCGAACAAGCAAGACTTGGGCACCTTCCAAGGCCCACCTAGGCATATGCTTGTCTTTGACGAAGAACCGGATCATGAAGTTTACAAGGAAAACTTGATGCGTTTCACCACAGCCTCAAGTCTGGACGTTCTTTTTTGCATGACCCCGACTAAAGGATTGAGTTGGACCTATGATTTATTTACTCGTGGCACGGATGAGATTGGAAATAATGTTGATTGGTTTCAGATTGCGTCTGTATGTAATCCGCACGCGAATATTAAGGTTCTTCGGGAAATTTTAAAAGAGATGGAAAGCTACGAAGAACTGAAAATGCGCCTTCTGGGCGAGTTTGTGAGCCTTTCAGGGCTAGTTTACGGAAAGTTGTTCCAACATCAAGTCCATGTTATCGAGCCTTTTAACACCGAATGCGATTGTCAAGCTCGAACAGGTCGAAAACATCATATCGAAACCTGTCCTTATGCCAAATATATGGGTTTTGTCGGTATTGATCCTCACATGGTGAAAGATTCCTGCGCGGTGATGTGTTTCGTGGATCGGGAAGACAATTTTTATGTGGACACCTGTTACAAACGGGGTGTGACGGTTGAGGAGATGAAATCCGATCTTAACCGATTAACTCGGGATCATAGAATCGTTAAATATGTGGCCGATCCTTCGTCTGATTCATCTTTAACCATCCATGACAATATCAATATTTATCAATTGCTCAAACGTGGGAAGAACGCCATCCCCAATTTAACCAAGGCAGATAAATTTCAAGGAAGTATTGCCGCCGGCATATCGAATATTAAAGAAAGGCTTAAATTAAATCCTCGGACAAAACAACCCCGCCTTTTTATTTTCAATAGACCTGAGAACAAATTACTGATCAAGACTTTTAAAACGCTTCAAAGAGATACCTGGGTGGGTGAGGAAAAGAAAGGTCAGAAGGACACTATCGCTGAAGGAATTCACGATCACCATGCTTGTGTCCGTTACATCTTGCAGCGTCGTTTTTCATGGCGGGCGCATGAGACGGCAGATATAAATATTGGTATTCCAGACGAGGAGTTAATGCTTGCCTAATCCCTTTAATGACAATCGAGGCCAATCGGCCTCCACTCCTCCAAGTAGTGCTAATTCTACTTCTGAGATTCGGATAACAAAAAAATCTCAAGTCACGGATTCTTTTTTGATCAATCAAGGGACCATGCTCTATGACAATGCGAAAACGGGTCATCAATTATTTTATGAGCGGATGCGCAAAGACATGGATATGTATGACAGCCGCTTCCAAACAGATGAACGCAAATATTCGGATATCCTTGGCGTTCCGAAACTTTTTATTCCGAAAACGTATGTAAATACTCAACGAATTGTGGTGGATGTTTTAGCCACGATGTTTAGCGATCCGGATGAGATTGTAGACATAAAGACCAATAAAGAAATCCCCTTGGATCATACCCGGTTAGTTAAAACATTAATGAATCATCGTCTAAACGGTCATCCGATTGATTTCTATCAAGAAGCTTATGAAGGGTCGGTTAATGCTGTTCGGAACATGATTTGCATTTATAAAGTTTGGCCTCAAGTAGAGACGGAAACAGTCACAGTTCAAAAAACAAAAACGGAGACCCTGGAAGATGGAACTCCCTATCAAACCTATGTCGATGCCAAAGAAAAAAGAATTAAGTATTTCGAGCCTCGAATCGAGTGTGTCCCTCCTGAAGATTTATTTTTCTCGAAAAGGGCGACCTGGAAAAACTATTACAAATATCCGCTCATCCACCGCTACAAAAAAACCAGGGCTGAGTTAAAACTTCTTGGATATAAAAATATTGATGCCGTAGGTTCGGTCAGCATGGACGATCAGATTAACGACGTAGTGAAATATCAACGTCGCCAGGATTATCAGACTTTATTTAACGATTCGACGGACGTTCAAGACCAGGAAGATATTTGGTGTTTTGAAGTTTGGGATTTCCTTCCCGATGAGGATGGTAAATTAAAAAGTGGTTCTTATATCTTGCTTGGCGATATGCTTCGCCCTTATACTGTTGGACGGGGATGGGTAGAGAATGATTTGCCTTATCGTTTCTCGCCCTTTGAACACAACCGACCTCCCATTATTCTTGGAGAAGCTTATCCCGAGCCTCATCGTTTGGAAGGAAAGTCTTATCCTCAGATAACCGAAAGTCTTCAGAAAGAAACCAACGCCCAACGTAATCAGGAACGGGAAGCCGTGGCTCGGGATCTTCGTCCCATCAATTATATTAACCGGGACGCCAATGTTGATTTATTGGCTCTAACAAATAAACGGATCGGGAGTTATGTTTTAGGTGATGGCCCTGGCGCTGAAGCCATGACCACTTTCCCGACGAATAATTCGGCGGCTATCTTGGCCAAGACTCAGGCCCGGACAGATAACGACTACGCTGAAACGGGACTTCCGCCTTTGCTTCAAGGTTCTTCCTCGAACAGTGAATCGGCCACGGAGAGTCAAAACCAATATACCAATGCAAACAAAAAGATTGAATTGGTTATTAAGAATTTGGCCTATACCTGCTGGTTGCCGATCTTTCGTTACCTTCTAAGACTTGAACAAGCCTATGAGACGGAAGAATATATTAAAGCCGTGGCCGGAAAATATTTTGGGCCTCTTATCTGGGACAAATCCATGTCTCCCCGAGAAACACTTCAGGGCGATTTTGATCTTCAGGTAAATATGTCTGTTAACAAGCAGAACCAGATAAATAAATTCATGTTAATCATGGATCGGGCAAATCAGGCCAATCAGGCCACCGGCAGTCTTGTACAGATGCAAGTCCTTCCCCCTCAGCAGGCTAAGTTTATTGATACGAATAAATTATTTAAAGAATTCTTGCCCTTGGTTGGCATTAAGAAAACAAACGAATTCGATATGCAGGCCATGGCCCCGCCTCCCCAGGAAGGACAACCCTCGGGACAAGGATCAGCTCCAACGCAAGTTTTAGAAACAGCAAGTCAAAACTCGAACATGATCCCAGGTCAATAATGGAAAATCTTAGCTTTCCCATTGATGAAGTCAAAAATCTTGAACTTCAATCTTTACATGGAGATCGGGCTCGTCAAGTTCAATCTGGAAAAGATTGGGAATGGCTTCAGAAATATATTTTCGGGGCTATTTTTGATGAAGCAGTCATGACGCTACGAAACGCTCGTACTGACGAGGATCGGGTGAAGGCCCAGCAAATGTTTTTGGCTTGTGAAAAACCAAAACGACAACTCGAATTTTTAATTTCTCAGGGAGACGCAGCTATTGCATCCCTTAAGGAACTAAGTGGTCAGAATCCGACCC